CAGTCCGGCTGTGATCTCTACCTCTCGCCGGCGGCCCGCGAGCGGTTTCCGTTCGGCGTCGAGTGCAAAGCGCAGGAACGGATCGCCTTGCCGGAGTGGTGGGAACAATGCACCAGGAACGCAGCAGCAGAGGAGCTCGCCCCCCTCCTCGTCCTGAAGCAGAGCCGGCGGGAGCCGCTCGCCTGGGATCTCGGGCTTCCAGTCTACGCTACGTCGCCGAGGAGATCCGACCGATGCCGGCGACCATGCTCCCCGTCTACGATATGCTGACCGAGGAGGCGAGCACCCATGCCGCGGATTGAGATATCTCACGAGGACGCCGCCGATATCGCCCGGCTCTGTTACCTCCTCGAGCCGGGGGTGGTCCTCACTCGGGCGGAGGTGGTCCACCGGGTCCTCGTCGAGTGGCGGCAGGCGAAACTGGCGAAACTGGTTAAACCGGCGAAAGTGGCGAAAACGCCATAATCTACCCTATTTATCTATTCGGGGGGCCTATACTCTCCTGATTGTATGTCCCTTGACAAACGGCGCCAGGTCGCCGAACGGATCATCGCCCTGCTCCGGGAGGAGGGTTATATCCGGACCGGGGGCGAGATCAACCGCGAGACCGGCGAGTGTCGGATCAACCTCGTCAGCGAAGATGACTCGATGTGGATCAATATCCGCGATGCTCCCCCATCTCTTCTCGCTGAGTTCTGCAACGTCTACGAGGAGATCCACGCGCTCGGGTTCGGGCTCATCCATTCCTGCACGAGGCTCCGTCCGCTCGGGTACAGTGAGATCGCGAAGGAGGACCTCTCGCCGGAGCTCAGCGGGACCTGGGAACCGAATATCATTACTACAAGGCGGCGTTCTGGGTGCCTCGAATTGTCGTCGCCCTGGCGATCTCGTGGCCACCGGCAGCCTGGAGACGGTTGGGCATCTGCTCGGGTGGTGATAGTCGGTGGCTCGGACGAACGTCGGTGCGGCCGCGAAGAGCTCTGTCCGCCGCATCCGCTCCACCGAAAAGACACTCAAGGCGCTTGAACTCAGGAAGCGGGGGATGAACTACACCCAGATCGGCAAGACGTTAGGGTGCGCCCGGAGCACCGCCTGCCGCTACGTCTTATCAGAACTAGAACCTCGCGAGAGATGCCGGGAGGAGGCCGAGCACGTTCGCGCCCTGGAACTGCAGCGTCTTGATGACCTCTACACCAAAGCCTGGGATCTCGTCGATGCCGGGGGCAGCGAGACGGCGATCGACCGCTGCCTTCGGATCATGGAGCGCCGATCAAAGCTCCTCGGGCTCGACGCTGCTGAGAAGGTCGAACATTCCGGCGACCTCGTGATCAACCTCCGCTCCGTCGACATGGGAGTCCCGGATGAGTGACGAAGTCCCATTCACCGCCATCAACTCCCGGTTCCTCCAGGTCTTCAAGGAGAATCCGGACGCCCGGGAACTCGTCTTCTACGGCGGGTCGGGGTCGAGCAAGTCGACCAGCGTCGCACAGATCCTCCTGAAGCAGTTCCTCGACACGAAGCAGCCCCCGGTCCGCATGCTCTTCTCCCGGAAATGGCTGTCCGCGCTAAAGAACACCCTCCTCGTGGACTGCATCCGCATTCTGCAGGCGTGGGGGGCTTACGACCGGATCGAGCACAACAAAAACGAGTCCTTCATGCTCTTCGGGAAGAATCGGATCGACTTCCTCGGCCTCGATAATCCGGAGAAGATCAAGGGTGCCGAATACACCCATATCTGGTTGGAAGAAGCGACGGACTTCGACCTTGAAGACGTCCGACAGCTCCGCCTCCGTCTCGGCCGGAACAAGGCGAACGAGAACGCGCGGTATATCTTCACGTTCAACCCGATCGACGCACAGCACTGGACCTGGACCGATCTGGTGCAGGTCGAGAAGCCCGGGCGCGTCGTCCGCCTCTCGACGTACCGGGACAACATCCGCAACCTCTCGCCGGAGTGGATCGCAGACCTCCTTGCTCTCGCCGAGCAGGACGAGAACTATTACCGCATCTACGCGCTCGGCGAACCCGGCATCCTGCAGAACGTCATTTACACGAACTATCGGGTCGCCGACTATCCGGTCCCGTATCCGGACTGCGTCGGCATCGACTTCGGCTACAACAACGCGACCGCCATCACCGGCATCAAACAGCTCTCGGACCGCTTGCAGGTCTGGGAGATCCTCTACCAGTCCCGCATGACCAACACCGACCTGATTGCCTGGCTCAAGGCCCGCGCCGGCATCTGGTATATCTCCGGCGACACCCCTCTCTACGCCGGACCAGCGCCGAGCCGAACCGCATCGAAGAGATCCGGCGCGCCGGGTTCAACGCCCGCCCGGCAGACAAGAGCGTCAAGGACGGGATCGACTTCTGTAAGGCGCAGGCGCTGGAGGTCCACAGCAGCGCCGCCAACCTGATCCGGGAGATCCGGACCTACAAGTATCGCGAAGACCGTAGCGGCCGGGTCTACGACGAGCCGGTCAAGTTCAACGATCACGCGATGGACGCGATGCGCTACGCCGCGTATTCGCATTTTGGACAACGCCGGGATGTCAGTATCCCGAAAGAATGGCTCTCGTTCGGGGGCGCCCGATGAATCTCGCCGCCTGGCTATCGCTGGCGTTCGGCGCCCTCCTCGCGTTCGCCGTCTTCATCTGTATAATCGGAGGCTAACATGGTAGAAGAACTAACACCGAAAGAAACCCGCGTTACGCGCGGCACAAAGGCAGAAGGCGAGGTCTCGTTCCAGTCGAGCGGGAACGCCTACACCGCTCCGAAGATCACGCCGGAGACGGCCCGGAACTACTTCGAGCAGAACATCCACCTCGCTACGCAGATCGTCAACCTCCTCCCGCAGGTCTTCCCGGGGGGCGCCGGACATCTACGTCGAGGACCGCGACCTGGAGCGTGTCGACGACCTCCTCCGCGATGGATCGCCCGGACCGCCGAGAGCGTCGGGGTCTACCCGAGCATGAAGGCGTCGTGGATCGACACCATGAGCCACGGCTGCAGCGTCAAAAGCGCCGGGTATGTCTTCCGGAACGGGCGATACGAGATCGACGAGATCCGGGATCTACCAGCGATCACGTTCCGACAGCCCCCGCGGACCCTCGGCATGTCCCAGGCCCCCCCAACCGCTGATGCCGGGGTCGTCTGGGACGTGAAGGAGAAGCGAGTTAGGGTCTTCCAGACCCTCGACGACACGCTCGCCCTGCACGAGCTCAAGAACTTCACGATCATCCGCGACCCGAGCGCCCGTCCCCCGCCGGCCGAGCCTACTGTCTCCCGGCGTATCATATCATCGGCGCCATCGACCACGCCAACAAAGCCGCTGATCAGCAGGTGCACCGGGTCGGCGCCCCGCTCATCTTCCCCCAGATCACCGAGACGATCACGGCAGACCTCAAGACCTGGGGCGACAACTTCGTCCGCACCTGGGGCAAGGACACCGGGTTCGTCATCCCGCCCGGCGTGGCGTTTCCAGACGTCAAGATCCGGAGAGCCAGACAGCCGCCGACCGGCTCAAACTCCTCGTCTCCTGGCTGGAGTTCTACTTCAACCCGACGACCGTCCTCCGGTCTGGCGCCGGCACTGTGATCGGGGCCTCGGATAGCGGCGCCATGCGGGTCTGGAACAACTTCATCGGTGGCACGCAGGCATGGATAGAAGAACAGTACGAAGCGTTCCTGCAACCGCTCCTGGCGGCGAACGGCTACGACGACCTGAACGTCCGCATCCAGCTCAAGCGCCCGGAACTCGACCGGTCCACGGTCATCGTCGAACAACTCCGGGTCGGCATAGAGGGCAAGGCCCTGACGCTGGAAGACATCCGGCGCAACCTCTCCGAACTCGACCTCGGCGAACTCACCGACGAGGTCCGGGCGGAACTCGACACGATCTACGCAGCGGCGCCCGCCGCGCTCTTTGAGAACCTCGCCGGGTTCACGCGCAAAGAGGGGCGGCGAGTCTCTGCGGCAGAACGCAAGATTATTGCCGCGAACGAGGCGAGCCTCCGGGCGATTGAGAAGATCCTGGGGATAGGGGGTGAATGATGCCCCCCAAAGACCCCCTTCTCGACTGGGTCGAGGGCGAGAAGATCTTCGTAAAAGAACCCGGATGTTCTCCGGTTCTCGTCACGGTCCGGGTATGGCTATCCCCGGCGTTCTACGCATTCCGCGACGCGCTCATGTACAGCATCCACAAATACGCCTCACGCCTCGATTGGAGCGTGCTCGACGCGATAGAGTGCTGACATGCCGACCGACGAGCAGCGCAAAGCCATCGAAGAGGTCCTCGCGGACCGGCAGGAGGCAATCGCTGCCGCACTCATTGAGGAGGCCGAGACCCTCGTCCCGGTCGCAGTAGACTCAACCCTCGGCGAACTCCGGCGCCGGACCGCCGACAAGTTCACCCGGCAGATCGTCGCCGGCATCACGAAGGAGCAGGTCGCCGCCTACCGGGCGCAGGTCGCGAAGGGCGGGACCGATATCATCGAGCGCATTGTCAAAGACCTCGCGACGGTCGCGCCTCCGTCACCACTCGCCGCACGTTCAAGCCGTGGCTCGCCGACATGGCCACGCGCGACCAGGAGGAGATCCTCCGCATCATCGGCGAGGGGCAGCGCGACGGCATGCACCCATACCAGATCGCCCGGGAACTCCGGGGCTACTTCGACGGCACGGAGCACAACGCTGTCACCGCCGCCCGCACGGAGGCGCAGAAACTCCGGACCGACGCCCGGGTTGCGACCTACCTGAAGACCGGCGTCCACTATCTCGAGTACATCGCCGTCGGCGACGATGTGACGCGACCGGAACACCTCGCCCGGGACGGCAAGATCTACCCGATCGATAAGGCCCCGTGGCTCGGGGAACCGAACTGCCGGTGTATCCTCATCGACGCTGACTACCGCGTCGAGGAAGAAGCCGCCGCCGTGGAAGAATCTGACAGCATCACCCTAACACCAGAGGAACTCGAAGTATGACTCGCCCACCGACACTCACCGATCGCCAGATCCAGATCATCCGGGAGAACCTCGACCTGTTCCCGGCCGACATCCTGAAACTTCCCGAGTTTGCCGACACTGACGTCACCCGGCACACGATCCGGAACTACCAGCGCCGCCTCAAGAACGCCGCCGTTATCGACGAAGAAGAGGACCTCCTCACACGCCTGAAACAATATATGAACCGGTATGGTCTCGAATCACGGTTCCACGGCCCGCGAGGAGTCACCGGGTTCATCCGGCACCTGGAAACCAAGATCCATTTACGCGCGATTGAGCGCGACAATTCCGAAAACAGAGCCGCGTGATGCGTAGAATGCCCAAAAAAGGGCCACAATTTTTTATATACCGGATGCCTGCCAAGCATATTCTATGTCTTGTGGAGAGAAATCCAACGCTTTTGCCAACCTCCACGACGTCACGCTCCAACGCCTCGACGTGTACCACCGGAACAACGGGGGATACGTGTTCTACGACTCGAAGCACTTCGCGCCGACCGTAGACCACTGGAACACCGTCCCAGTGATTTATGTTGAGACGGAGCCGGGGAAGCCTGCAGAACATCCGCAGTTCAAAGACGTGATTACCCGCACCCTCCCCGCGAAGTTCCGCACGGTCGGCAGCGTATCCGCCGCCCATCTGACGGAGACCGGCGAGAAAGTGCTCAAAGGGGCCATCGTGTTCTCGGACCCGGCGATTGCGGCAAAGGCCAACGCGGGCGAACTCTCGCTCTCGACTGGCCTCGCCTCCCCGGAGGCCCCGGATCCTCGGCTGCCTGGAGCAACCAGGATCGCCGGTCCGGTGACCCCGAACCACATCCTCGTGTTCGATCGCGGAGCGTGCCCGAACTGCTATCCGAACGACAGTGGAGCAATGTTCCACAATCTACAGGAACCAGACATGCCTGACGACGAAACCAAGGGACTGCTCAAGACGATTGCCGACGCGCTCACCCGGCGCGAGCCGGCACCCGTACAGCACGTCAACCTGACCGAGTTCGAGAACCTGAAGAAGGAACTCGAAACAGCGAAAGCACAGACCGCAGAACTCGTGAACCTCAAGCAGGAACTTGAGACCCTCAAGGCCGAGAAGGCAACCGCCGAGAAGGACACCAAGTGGAACGCCATGAAGGCAAACCTTCCGGAGGGCTGGCTCGGTGCGAAGGAGCCCGAGACTCGGAAGGAGTTTGAGGCTGACCCCGGCGCATTTGCGCTGAAGGTGGTCGCGTTCAAGAACACGCAGCCGCAGGAGCAGCAGGCCGAGGGCACTGGCGCGACCGGAGGTTCCGGAGACGCGGAAAGCACCGAGGAACAGAAGTTTGCAAACATGGCCGCAGAGGTCGCGAAGGCGACCGGGATCCAGTTTGTGTGAGGTGAGAAAGACATGGCATACGAAGCAGGAGAGTTCTTCCCCGGCGCCCGGGTGCAGAGAGTCACAGCAAGCGCAGATATTGCAAAGGGCGCCGTTGTCACGATCACCCCGGCCGCACCATCTACCGCAGCGGCCTGTGCTGAAGACGGTGTCGGGCCGTTCGCGGTCGCGATCGAGGCCGTGGCGAACGGCAAGACCGGCCGCGTCGTCACGAAGGGCGAAGTCGCAGTTGACTGTTCCGGGAACTGTTACACCGGTGCGGTCGTGACGGGCAGCGGGGGGGAAAGTCAAGGTGTGCGACACCGACCCGTCCGGGAACTACATCAAGCCGCTTGGTCGGATGACGGTCGGCGGCGCACACACCGCCGTGGGCGTCGTCGACCTCGGAGGGTTCTGATATGGGAACACAGGAATGCTCGGTAAGGTCCAGATCGAAGGGA